GAAATTAATTCTTTATGATACCTATATTGTATCTTTTTATCTTCGTCATGAAATTTGTTTAAGTCACTGATTAAAACCTTTTGATTATTATCAATGCTCTTAGGAGTTCCTTCATCTCCCGTATTCTTTACACTTTTACGTAATCCTGATACAACTCCACCTCCAAAGTTATAAGATTTTCCTAATAACTTTGTTATATTATCATAACCTATAGCTTCACCAGCTAAACCTGCTAATGGACTTGAAGCATAAATGGCCGACCTTACTCCACCTTGCGTAGTATGAGTTTTTCTATAAGAATCAGCTATTAATTTACGTATTTCTTCTATTTGCTCTGCTGATTTTATCTTACTACTATTTGTAACATCCTTTAACTTAGAAGGATCTGGAGTATTCTCAATTACTGCACTTTTAAGTTCTTCTCTTCTTATCTTAGCTAGTTCATCCAGTTTCTTACTAAGTTCCTCAGATAATCCTATTCTTGTATCATTACCTGACTTTATATACTCTTTAGATAATTTATCAACTCTATCAATTAATGCAGTAAGTCCTTTAGAAGTTTGTATTCTTTGTGATTCTAATGATTTTCTAAAGGCATTCATTTCTTTTATTGAAGCCATCATAGCCTTATTCAACTCCTCAACTTTGGAGTTTACATCATCATTAGCTATAATCTTTGTTTTAGTAGTTACGGAGGGCATAATTACCTAATTAGTTGACTCATAGGTGCTACTTCTGAACTTTTAGCTTCTTCTGATAAATCTTTCATGGAGGACTTAGGTATTGCTATTTCTACTTGTTTAGTTCCATCTCCATCATTTCTAGAGTCAATAGATGTTGACTCTTGTGATAAAGAGCTTTCACGAAGTCCATTCTTTGTATCTCCGACGGTTGTATGTGGAGATGTCTTATTAGAAAGTGTTCTAGATTGTAAAGTTGACTTACTGTTATAATCGGGAAAAAATCGTAGTACAGAGAAGTTATACTTCACCTGTACCTCCTTGTTGTCACAGTGAGAACAATTCTTTACAATATAAGGACGAACACCGTATTTATAGGTTTCTTCAAAATGTTCAATCAACATTAAATCATCTAAGTTCATTTCTTCTGTTACAAACTTAATTGATTCAGCTATTGAATTAAAATTAGACTCTAACATACAAGCTACTTTGAATTCAAATACCTCTTCTTCAGTCGGTATCTTTTTATAAGTCTTGTAGTAGTCTTCGCATCTAAATGTATCTCCAAGTACAGAATGTTTAATCTTCATTTCTTTGTTGTTCGAGAAGAATAATAATCTAATGCCGTCTAAGTATTCTTCACTTACGTCGTCAACAATTAAATCAGGACCTTTTACTTCTGACTCGTTGCTATTCCCGCACTTAGGACATAGCCAATTTTGGTACATTGATATTGTTTCATAGGAATTTATACGTTGCCAATGGAGGAGGTATTCAAAATCATAGGTTGTCAGTAATTTTATATCGATGTTTACGTGTTTTTGGACTATGTTATAAAGAAGTTTTTCGTCATTATTATCAATGACATTAGCTAACTGACGTATTGTGGCAACTTGAAATGTGTGAGCGTAAACATCTGTATTATAGATCTTATGACCAGGTAGTGTAATTTTTACTGCTGGTTCTTTCATAAATCCTCGTGAGTGTTAAAAAGTTTTTAAAAATTAGAGAATGCTCTTGATAAGATACTTCCTCCTAAGGTGTTTAATATAGAAGCTAATGGAGAGTTTAATGCTCTATTTATAATATTAGATCCAACTTTGTAATCTATACTAGAAACATTGAACTCTTGTCTGTATGTTAGTCTACCTGATCCACCTCTATCGTAATTTAAATCAACAGATTCAGTTATAAGAGGGAATACACCATTAAGAGTAACAGTAACTATAGGATCAGTTATTTGTAATCCTGTAGCTGCACTTACTGCTCCTACTAATGCATTTACTGCAGGTATTCCTAATAAGGATCCACCTACAGCTGAAGCATTTAATGCTATACCTAAAGGAGAACCAGTAGGATAAAAATTAACAACTACTGTTTTTTCGTACGTAGCTGGGTAATTTCTAGTTCCATCAGGATTACGGATCAGATTTCTCCAAGCTGCAATATATCCTAATATGTCACCATTACTATCTTGATAGAATGTAACTGGTAGAGTTCCGACTCTCTCAAATCCTGGGTAGTATTGTTCTTTACCACCTAGGACTGAGACTTGTCGTTCTAAACCTGTACTAGGTATTCCTACTCTCTCAACAACTGGAGTATATCCTGCTAATGTGGGAAATACACAGTCCCACTTGAACGATAACTGAGGATCAGGTAGCGCTCTAACTGAATATATGTTGCTGAGATTTGGCATCTATTAGGTATCATCAAATGCATCGAATACCCAAGTAATATTAGCTTCTACAGCTCTACCTGGACGTTCTTGGTTAAGGTCAATTTCATCAATTTTCTGAGGGAATAATCCAATCAATGTTCTTGTAAGAACAACGTTATTAGAGTTATCCAATAACTGAACAACTCCAGTAGCTTCATAAGCTGCTTTGTTGCTACCTTGACCAGTTGTCGGATTAAAGATTAGATCGTGCCAGAGTTTAATACCTCTGAGAATTTTTACGTCTAATCCTTCTACAACTCTAGTTCTCCAAGGTTCATACTCTCTCAGAGTTCCATAATTTACAGACTGACCAGCTAGCTCAACTTTAGCTACACCTACAGAACTACCAGGTAAACCCGTAGCTCGGCAGCGTAAGTCAAGTAACTGAGCATCAATTCCTACAATCGAAGGTATCGGTTGTACAATTATGCTGTATTGATATGATTTAAGAGGATCAATTAACCCTCTTATAGTATTTAATGGTGCGGGCATGAATTACTCCTGTTAGTCCTTATTAGAGGTTCACACTGTTAGTCTGAATCTCAGACACAGTCACACCTGTTCTCGTAATGATGGTTTGCAGCTGTATAAATTCTGCTGCACGAACTGGTTGAACATAGAGATCTACATTCAATTGATTCTGGTCAATTACTTGAGGTGTGTTATTTGAAGTATCACATATTACTGTGAAGTCGTATACACCATTTCTACCTTTCACTAAGTTCATGAACTGTGAGATAGTCGATACTACACGTTGTCTAGTATACTGATCGTTAAGCTCGAACAGTACTCCTTCTAAGTATATCTTAATGGCTTTTTCAATTACAATTAAAAGCTGACGAACGTTTACACGATCAAGTGCAGAAGCAGGACTATGTTCAGTTTTCTGGCCCCATATTACTGCATTACCTTTACCTGGTATGTTACGTATCGGATTGATACCTGCTTCGTATAATCCATCTCTATATCCTTGAGTATAAGTAGCAGTCACACCTAGTACAGGTAAAGATGCGCAATCAATTATACCGTAATTTTCACCAGCAGGTGGGTACCAAGGATCCTGAGCCGCGGATCTACGTGCAATAACCTGAGCTACACCACCAGAAGGAGGAATAGGTAAGTTTTGTATATCATTGAACGTATCGTATACTTTTAACCATGGGGAGTATAATGCACCGTAACTTGTATTAAAGTTCTGTGTAGTATTTCTCCACGTAGTAGCTTGGTTAGTATCCATTGCTACTTGATCTGCAGGTATGTCAAAGATTGCTATACAGTCAGTTCTATCTTCTACGATAGACTTCATCTTAGTTTGTACAACAATATCATCATCAGCTACGTAACCAGCATTAATAAGAACATTAATACTTACGTCGTCTGGATTAGCGTATAAATCCCAACCTGTAGAAATATCAGAGCTAGTTACAGCTGAACCATCATCGCCACCACTCAAAGCAGCAAATGGAGGTACCTGAGAGAGTACAGTAACTGCTGGCATCGTAGATTCTGGTACGTCAGTATTGTCAATGCACCTTACGTATCTAGAATTTGCTTCAATTCTATTAACAACGTAACTATTTTTACCGTAACCATCTGTACCTGCAATTCTCGAGCAACCTTTGATTCTCTCAAGTAAAGTAGTGACACTATTTACAGTTTGATATACTTCTACTGTGAATGTTTTAGCTGTGTCGTCTATGTCAGTAATATTTACTGAAAGGTTATTTGCGTACTCACCTGGACCGATTGCGTAGAACATCATTATTGCATCAGCAACTGAAGCAAATGGAGCTACAGCATCTGGATCAAGAATACCTACACCTGACGAGAAGGTTGGTGATGCACCACTCGTATTTACAAATACATTAGCGTACATTGCATCATCGTGAGCTATACGTGTAAAGTAAAGTGAGCTCATTTCTTCTAAAGCAAATAAAGCACAGTAGTGACCGTAAGAATAGGTGTAGTCAGGTTGACCAAAGGTATTAATAAAATCCTTAGTATTAGTAATAAGGACTCTTTGATTAACTGGACCTTTCTTAGATGCACTTACTATTGCACCTACCATGTCACCATTAGCTTTAACTATTTGTGATAAATCTATTTCAGTGGAGTATACTCCAGCTGATTTATATCCAATTCCCATACAATTTTACCTTAATCTGTTAATATTAGTTATTTATCACAAATACCTTTTCAGGTAATGCACCAGCGACCTCAGTCGGAATTTTCTTGATAGACTTAGGAGGTAAGAAATAGGTATGACCATCTATACCTTTAACTGACTTCTGTACAGGATTTTGATTAAACAATTTAGTATACATACTTGGATCAAACATATCAACTCCTTAGGTATTTGGTGCATCTATCTGTATAACGTCATGAGGAAGGTCTTCTGATAGTCCTTCTTCATTTGGTCGTATATTCGCTGTAATATGGAAGATAGGTTTAACAGTAGCACCTCTAGCTATAAGTCCATCAACATGGAACTTTAGAAGTATACCGAAGACAGAACCTCTACCTTCTATTAAGTCTTTTTTATTAGGTACTTCTACATACCTAGGTAAATCAATTAACTGAGAGTCAAAATAACTATGGAATCCTTCAACAACTTCAGAGTCAAATTCTCCAGCTCTTATTTTACCTCTAGAAAACATAAGATCTTCTATGAGTGTCTCAGCATGATCTAAACTATTAGTAAATACAAGTCCATGATAAGTCAAATGAACTGGTAGTACTTTAAACATCGGATTTGGAGTACTTCCGTCAGAAACTGTTCTATCATAAAAAGTAGGAACGTCCGTGACTCTCATAGATATATCCTGACCATCTTCTCTGAAATCAGGCTCTCTAGTAATAGATAGAAATGGAAATCCTACGTCGTTATTCTTTCTTCTTTCAGTAAGATTCTGAACTGCAAATTCCCATGTATCTTCATAACTATAGAATACTTGTTGGGAGTTTTTCCATGTTTCAGGGTAGTATCCATTTAGTGACTCGTAAAGGAACGCTACAAACTTAGCATTTAACTCAGATAATGTACTAGTTAGAGTTGTAGGCATTTACTAGCTCCAGTCCAATCCTCTTCTAGGTACAGCTTTAGCTACTTTAGCATAACCAAATTCTAAATGCTTTAAACCTGAACTCAGTACTCTCCATTGATTTACTACCTCTTCATTATGAGGCATCACTACGTCTATTTGTAAGATCGTATCTTTTTGTAAATCATCTGTAGTTTTCATTATCAATTCGAGAGGTAAAGTATCTTCTATCGACTCTTCTAAAATTGATAGTAATTGAAAGTACTGTTTGTATCTTGGTACAAGTTTAAGTGTGACAGATTCTCTATCACCTTCTATAAAATCACCTAGTTCATTTTTATTGTTTTCTGTTACTGGTACTAAACAAACTACGGGTACACCATTTGCTTCTACGTAATTATCACGTAACGAAGCTTGATAAAGTACTGAATTGTTTGCTAAGTCTCTAAGTAATGTCATTTATTAAAAGCCTTTATTAAGCTTGTAGGGAGTCAAAACTTAGTTGGGCGACACCTCTCCCAGAATAGATTATAACAACCTTATACAAGCGTTATAAGCTTAACTAGACCTTGATTTAGAGATACTTTTGCTTTTCTCAAACTGAATCATAGGTATAGTATGAAATTCAATTCTACCTGACTTATCTATCCAATAGGCTGACAAATCTGGCTCACCTAATGATATGTGCTTCTTTACTAAAGCTATACGCTTAGAAGCATTTTCATTACCGTGACGTCTAAAACCGTAGTCATCAGAATACCAGGATCCGTTCTTTCTACGATATACTAAACCAGTATCACTAGGTTCACGTTTGTCATGAAACTTAGTTATAAGATAAGCTCTGTCTACGTCCGAATTTTTACGTTCGTAGTCAGTATCTCTTCTTACTACATAGTATTCTAATATATCACTAGGATCAAATCCTGGCATTCTGAGACTTCTTATCAATTATACGATGGACGATTCAGGAGACATTACATTCAATGTACCAGCACCGGAGTTCTTATCGAACTTACCCATTTCTTCACCAGTTACAGGATGTACTGCACAGACTACACCATCTTCCTTGTCAGTGTAGGAATAACCATTGTGCATAACTCCACTCAACCAAGCATCATAGTTGTTGTAATCAACTGCTTCACTCTCAGTGGTAACGTTTAAGTCACCCTGATTTTCATCAGAACCTAACGGTTTCTGACCTTTCTTCCACTTCAGTTCAGCATCGTCATTACCTACTACCTTCGTGGTACGACGACGATCACCTGCAGTTGATCCATCGCTAGTAGATGCACGATCGGTGGTAGTTGCAGTAGTCCCGATCATGTCTTCACCTAACATGTCATCACCTTCGTCATCGACGATCTCAGCGTCATCTTCACCTTCTTCAGCAAAGAAACCTCTAAGGTCAGCAAGTGCACGTTTTCTCAGTTCAGCTTCAGTCATCGGATTTTCAGGTTCAGTAGCAGGACGCTTAGTATTAGGTTCACCGTCGATTACTGCAAGATCTTTATCATCCTGAGCTGGATCCATTTCGATACGTTCACCATTCTTAGGATCAACAATTACGGCGTCACCATCTTCGGTCAGAGAGAATCTTTTGTAACCAGCTTTCTTCAAAGAAGCTACACATTCTTTAATCTTAGTAGTCTTTACTTTGACTTTACCTTCATACATGCTGCATTCTGCACCTTCATCTGCAGTCATCGCATGTTTCTTTACGTCATCTTCCATGTCCTTCTCAGGTTCATCTTTAGCAGTGACGTTTTGATCAACTACATCTTCAAGAAGTTTGCTATTTACAACAAACCCAGTTAGATCAAGATGACCTTCTTTAGAAACAGATACTTGATTAACTCGTGCTACTTTAGCAGTCAGAGGTACTTTAATCTTATTTTCACCTAAGATCTTCATTCTCTGATTAGCAGTCAAATTAGCTACACGACGAATAACAGGTAAGCCGATTGTATCACTACCTGCAGATTCTTTAATCAGCAGAGATGCAACTTTCATTGGATCTACTTCTTCACAAGTCAGAGCATTCAGGATACTGACCTTTTCTTTAGAAGGACTGACTGCAAGTTCACTTGAGTGGACTACAGATTCAATAATCGACTTCTCTACGTCCATACCTTTTACAATAGCGAAGCAAGGAGTATTACGAGTCTCAGTACGAATTACTTTACCTTTTTCTTTGATATCAGTGGATTCTTTAACGAAATCCATCAGTACAAGTTCTTTATTCTCAGTGACACCTAATCTGATAACGTCACCTTTCTTGTACGTAAACTTACCGAGATTGGTCTCGATAACAATCGTAGACTTGGATACGAATGCACCCTTTTTAATATCTTTAGACATATTATTTAACTCCGTTATATTTGATTTAAATTTGTTAACTATGTTGTACGGTACCCAAGACTGTTTTCTCTAATTTAGCACTAAAGAGAGGGATAACTTCTACAAGCTGACTCTCACTGAGTACTTGAGCTGAATCATCTTCCATATGGACTCCGATACCATGCTCAGATTCTTTAATTTCAACTTTAGCTGCGTCG